CCAGTGGTTTTAGAGACCCTATCTTATCCAATGCTATAGGTAGCTCAGTTGACAGCCAACATTGCCGTGGTGAGGCAGCTGACCTAGAAATATTCGGTGTTCCTAATAATGAACTAGCAGATTGGATCAAAGAGAACCTAATGTTTGACCAATTAATTTTAGAATACTACACTCCAGGTGAACCTAACTCGGGATGGGTCCACGTCTCATATACAAAAGAAATTAATGCAAATAGAAAAGAATACTTAATGGCCATAAAAAAAGATGGCAAAACTGAGTATAAACCTATATTAGGTCTGTCCACGGACAGATATGCAAAATAACTTACTAGTACACAAACATTTAATTATCAGAGCAGAAGCTCTTCGACCTCCTATGGATGAAGAGCAACTTAAAGAATGGTTTGAAGAATTTGTTCAATCTATAAATATGAAAATATTTATGGGCCCTTATGTTAAGTACTGTAACATGCCAGGCAACCGTGGAATAACAGCTGTTGCAATTATAGAAACTTCACACATTGCTATGCATATTTGGGATGAAGTAAGTCCGGCGTTAATGCAGTTTGATGTTTACAGCTGTGGTGAGTTTAATGTTGAAGACATTTGTAATAAAATTAAAAAAGATTTTGAAATTATTAAAATAGAATATAAGTTTTTAAACCGCGAAACTGGTCTTCACGATATTTCTTAATACAAAATCCCAGCGCGCCTCGCGTGTATATCCTACTAAATCCATGACCTTAATTCTTCACCTAATACTTCAGAAGCGATATTAATCTTTTTACGTAAAGCTTCTACGATTTTTTCATCAACCGTGTCTTCAGCATTAATATCAACATAGGTTACAGGTTTTTTCTGACCTATCCGGTGAGCACGGTCCTCGGACTGTAATCTTTTTTCTAAGTCATAGCCGTTAGAATAGTAAATAACGGTGTTTGCTGCCGTTAAAGTTATCCCATAGCCGCCCGTAGCGGGGGTTCCAACAAAGAACCGACACTTAGGGTCCTCTTGAAATTTCTTAATATTGTCTTGTCTTTCATCTTTTGGCGTTAATCCATAATAGTCAACCACGGATCCCGGACCATAAACTGCTTCTATTTCTTTAATTATATTTTTAATATCATATTGATAATGAGCCCATATAATTGCTTTACCATCCATATCTTCTACTATGGATAACAATTCTTTTATTCTATTATTTTCAATAGCTTGAATTTGACCATTATCATCAGTAAAATGACCACAAGTAATTTGATGTAATCTCATTAATTGAGTTAATGTATTAACAGTAGTACTTTGTTTTCCATTAAGAATAGCTAAAGCTTCCTGCTTCATTTGGTCATATAATTTTCTTTGCTCTTTACTTAAAGTTATCTGACGTTTAATAAATATTTTATCAGGTAAATCTAGGCAATCTTCTTTTAATACACGATAAGAAAAATCTTTTAATTTATCAGATAATTCACCTAAGTTTTTAAAGCCATTAACAATCTGTATTTGTCTACCGTGCATATGTAATGTTTTCATTTGAGCATATCTATTTCTAAAAGAATAGTACGAAGCAAAATCTAACAACCACGGACTTAAAAACTCACATTGAGAAAATAAATCTAATGGGTTTTTAGTAACAGGAGATCCTGTCATTATTCTTCGATATTTAGTTTTTTCAGATAATTTAACAATATTTTTAGTTCTCTTAGCAGAAGGAGTTTTAATAGTAGTCGATTCATCAATAACCATTAAAGTATTATGACAAGACAAAAACTTTTCAGCAAATTCAACTCCTTTAGTTGTACTAAAAGCTTCCACATTCATAATTAAAATATGTAAACTTTCACCTTGTTCAAATAGAGTATCTAAATCTTCTTGTTGTTTTTTAGTAATATTAGCTTGCCACAATACGGTCACATTTTCTATGTGGTTGGGTAAGTGAGTAGGTAATTCATTATTACTCCAAGTACCTACAACTCCTTTAGGAGCGACAATTAAAGCACCATTAACTTTACCTTTGTCATAAAGCATGGCTAAATTATCAATTAATACCTTTGTTTTACCAGTGCCCATTTCCATAAAATAAGCATAAGTTTCTTTATTCCATGACTTTTCTAATGCAGTCATTTGATGATCGTACGGTTTTGTTTTAAATTTATAGTTCATAATTTTTCTTCTTTCTACTTAAGAATATAGGGAGAAAATCTATTTTTGTCAAGGGTAAAAAATAATAATAATAAATGCTTGACAATAAAATAATCAACACTATATTGCTAATTATGAAAGAAAATAAAGTTTACGTCATTCAAGAAATTGCTGGTACTGCCGAAGGTAGGCCTAAAATAAATATTATGGGCGCATCAAAATATGGTGAGTTTGTTTTTTTATTACCGGAACTTTCACAGATAATATTTTCTCCTGGTCCGTTAATTTTTAAACTTAGAAAAGCTTTAAAAGATTTTACGACAGAAGATTATTTATTATTAACTGGAGATCCTGCAATTATTGGTGTAGCGTGTTCGATAGTTTCTGACATAACTAATGGTAAATACAATTTACTAAAATGGGATAAACAAGAAAGACAATATTATCCTATTCAAATTAACTTATATGAAAGAGGAAAGATAGATGAATAATATAGACTTTGAGGAAGACCAAACAAAGATGTTAGGTAAGACTGAAAATATTCAGTCGCTAGCGGACCAAGTGGAAAAACTAAATACTTTAGATCAAGAAGTAGAAATACTAGAAAAAAATCTAAAACAAAAAAAGAAAGACTTTGAATATTTATCAGGAGAAGTTATTCCAACGATGATGGCTGAGATGGGTTTATCTCAACTTAAATTAATGGATGGTTCTTCGGTAGATGTTAAACCAAATTACAGCGCAAACATTACTATTGCTAATAGAGATGCTGCGTTTAACTGGCTTCGTACCAATGGACTAGGAGATATAATTAAAAACGAGATATCTGTATCTTTTGGTCGCAACGAGGATAACAAGGCAGCTGATTATGTTGCTCTTGCAGCAGAGCGTGGGTATCAACCGACACAAAAGTTGAAGGTTGAGCCCATGACTCTCAAAGCGCTAGTTCGGGAGCGTATAGAATCGGGCAAAGAAATGCCTACCGAGCTTTTCAACGTTTTCGTTGGAAATAAAACAACAATAAAAAGGAAACAATAAACATGAACCAAGTAATAAAAAAAGAAGAAGCAGGCGCATTAGCTACAAATATGTTTGAAGCAGATGCAAATCATGGCATAGAAAATATGTCGCAAGAAGACCTTGCATTACCTTTTCTGAAGGTGTTAGGACAACTATCACCGGAAGTTAATAAGGCACATGCAAAGTATAAAGTAGGTGCTGAACCTGGTATGATATTTAATACAGTTAGCGGTCAATTTTTTGATGGCTCTAAAGGTGTTGATATTATTCCTGTTCATTATCAAAGACAGTTAGTAGAATGGCAAGACAGGGGAGCCAGTACTGGTGCTCCAGTTGCGATTCATAACGCTGAAAGTGATATCCTGAGTAAAACAACTCGTGATAAATCTTATAAAGATAGATTACCTAATGGTAATTATATTGAAAACACAGCAAATCATTTTGTGCTTATGTTAGGGGATTCACCTACAACAGCATTGATTTCTATGAGAGCTACTCAATTAAAAATTAGTAGAAAATGGAACTCAATGATGATGGGGATTAAACTGCAAGGTAAAAATGGTATGTTTACTCCGCCAACATATAGCCACATTTATAAACTAAAGACTGTTCAGATGTCAAATGACAAAGGAACATGGTTTGGATGGGACGTATCACAAGTTGGTCCGGTATCAGATAAAGTTGTTTATGATATGGCTAAAAATTTTGCAGAGCGTGTAAGCGCTGGCGAGATTGCAGCTAAACCTGAAAATCAAGAACAACCTAAAATTGAAAAAATAGTTTTATAAGTTCCTAGGAAATTGGGCGGCGAAGCGAGAGTGGATCCGCCCACAATAAAATTATGAATGAAATTAAAAATATAAATAACGGGCCAATTACTTACGGGGATTGGTATGATCTGGGATACACTTTGGTGCCATGCGAGGCAGGTAGGCCTAAAGTTTTAAGCTGGAGCAGTCCAGATTTTAAAATAACGAAAGAAGAATGGAAAAACAAACACACAGACAAAGAAATAGGATTAAGATTAGATAACGTAGTAGATTTAGATATTGATAATAATCGTGCAAAAGTTTTTGCAAATAAATATTTACCAAATTGGCCTACAATATCTGGTAGAGAACATAACCCCACAAGCCATTATTGGTTTAAAGCAAGATTACCGGCACAGAAATTTTCATTACCAAAAGACCTTGAAAGATATGTTGAACATGCGGTACATGGACAATGTTTATGTGAAATAAGAAGTACGGAAACATGTTATACCATCGTTCCAGGCTCATTACATAGTAAACATAGAGAACATGTAAGATGGGAAAAGTATGAAGGCTTTAAAGAATACCCCGGTGATTTAAATAAAATCCTAAGAAAGATAACTTTAGCTACTGCTTTATCTATTTTGTATGCACCTAAAGGTCAACGTGATGAATATTGTACGGCTATTGCTGGAGTTTTAATTAAGCAAACAGATTGGGAGGATACTGAAATTAATGATTTTATTTATGACATTGCAGTAGAATCTAATGACGATGAATCTGAAAATAGAAAAAATAAAGGTTCAACAACAAGAAAATCTAAAAAACCATTTGGCATGCCTAAACTTGCAGAAATAATTGAATGCAGGACTGAAAGTATTGCAACAGTATTTAGTTGGATAGGTGTCCAAGATAAATCATTAGTACAAGTTAAACAAATAGCTGATGACTCTATGGGTGAAATTGTCGAGTATGGTGAGGACAGATATAAAATAGAAGTAACAGGAAAATTAGAAGGGAAGTCTTTTACGAAAACAATCACAATTGACGGACCAACACTTATGAACCAATTAAAGTTTTATGATGCTGTTGTAACTCAAGCTCAAGTTTGGATTCCAAAAATGAAAGCGGCACAGTTTGAGGAGATTATGAGAATGAAATTTGAATCAAGAACTAAATCAAAAGACTACGTGGCAGAAGCTGCAGAGTCTAATAAGATTAAGAAACATTTTACTAATTATATTAAACTGAAAAAAGCATATACAAGTAAATCAGAATTATTTAATTATGGAAACCCTTATTTAAATCAACGGGCTAATGAATTAGAATTTAGTTTAAATGGGTTTGAGGATTATTTAGAAGAACAAAGAGTGAGTTACAAAAAACGAGTAGATCTTGTACTTTTAGTACAAGACGTATTAAATGCTAAAAGAAAAACAGGGACCTACCTAACAAAATCTTTAGTTTCTTGGGTAATAAAGGATCCTGAAATTCAAAATGAAGATATTCTGCTAGCAGGGAAAAGTGAAGAAACGGAGGAAATAAATTTTGAACAAGCCTAGATTTATTGCAGGTCCTCCAGGTACAGGTAAAACTCATAAATTTATTGTAGATATGTATATGAAAGCTTTAGAAAAATATACTCCTGAAAAAATTATAATTTTATCTCATACTAACATAGCAGCTAATGAAATTAGAGATGCTATTTTTGATTTAAAAAATTTAAAAAATGAAGAAGGACATTATATATTTCCACAATTACGAGGGATTACTAAAAAAGCAATGAAGCATAGAGTATGTACCATCCATACTTATTGCAAAAGTAGATTATTAAAAAAAGAAATGTTTAATTTACACAATCATAAAGAATTAATAAACAAAGATAGTCGTTTTAATCTCCACAGGGAAGACGACATACAACGTAAACATAGATTTTATAAATACTTATCAGACGCTGACGGACATGGAGAAACTTTAGATAAGTATTGGATTAAATGCAATCAAAAATCTTTTGATCCATATGGTTTAACATTAATTAAAGAGTTACTTCCACTTTATGAAAAATATAAAAAGGGTCACAATCTTTGTGATTTCTCTGATATGATAAATAATTTTACACGTCAAACGTATAATGAAAAAACTAAACAACTGGAAGACGATGTAAAAGATCCAGATATAGATATGTTAATTATAGACGAATGTCAGGATTGTAATGTACCTCAAAGAAAAGCTATTGATAAAATGGCAAGAAACGTAAAAGAAGGCCATTACTATTTAGTTGGAGATGCAGATCAAACCTTATTTGAGTATTCAGGATCAGATGCAAAATATTTTCACAACTTAGCTGCAAATCCTTATTATGAATTAAAAGAAGGCAGTAGATGTGGTGAAGCTATTAATACATATTGTAAATCGATCATACACGATGTTTGGGAGGAGTATAAGTCTCATAGAGTGTGGACTCCAGCAAAATATCAAGAAAAGCATAAAAAGGGCCATATAGGGGAAGTCATTAAAGGAACAGGTTATTATTTACCAGATTTAAAACCATCGGGAAATTTAAATAAGCTTTTAGATAAAATTAAAAATACTGAGGAAACATTTCTATTTACTTATAGAGGAACTCCAAGCGATGTACGTTGTACAGATTTCCTTATGGCACAAGGTATAGAATTTGCTCCAGTAAGTAAGCCTGCATTTGTAATTAAAAAAGAATTAAGAGCTCACAAATTATGGCCAGAGTTTATTAAAGGTATTCCAATGGATCTTACTCAGATAAAACATTTTTGTGAATATTTAAGTAAGGATTTGATTATTGGAGATAAATCTAAAGCAACAGAAACTATTAAAAAATGGATTAAAAAAGATTACACTGTGGATTATTTAATAGATAATAAATTACTGAAATCTACTTGTAAGGGACATAAGGATTTTGATCTAATAAGAGCACCGGTTAACAAACATAAAGAACGAATGGAATATATAAAAAAGGTTTTATATAAAGGTTTTGATTTTGATAAAAAAGTTAGAGTTGAATATGCAAACATTCATACTGTTAAAGGTTTAACATATGATAATGTTATTGTTGACGAAACTATCGTTAATAAAGATCCTTACTTCACTTCAAGAAGATTACAATACACTGCATACAGCAGAGGAATTTTTGACTATTGGAGATTAGCAAAAATGTCCGGAAAAAAATACTTCACAATAGGAAAGAAAAATGAGTGCTTATAAAAAACAAGTAGGAGGATCACATTATAAAGATATGGCGATTCAACCAGCAGATTTTATTAATAAAAACAAATTACTTTTTGCAGAAGGAAATGCAATTAAATATATTTGTAGACATCAGTCAAAGGGTGGATTACAAGACATAGAGAAAGCTATTCACTACTTAGAAATGATAATAGAAAGGGATTATAAATAATGTGTGACGTTCCACAACTCAATGAGTTAAATTTAGAAGGTATTGATATTGTTGCAATTGACTTAGAGACTTACGATCCTAATTTAAAAACAAAAGGATTAGGCGCTGTAAGAAAAGATGGTTTTGTTACCGGTATTGCAATCGCTACTAAGAACCAGACTTTTTATTTCCCTATCGCTCACCACATGACTGAGAATTTAAATACCAAAGAAACTTGGGCTTATTTAAATGAAAAGATATTTCAAAACAAAAATATACGTAAGGTATTTCATAATGCTATGTACGATGTATGTTGGATTAGATCAGCAACTGGAGATATGCTTAAAGGAGAGCTATTAGATACCATGATTGCAGCATCAGTTATTGATGAAACTAGAATGAAATATTCTTTAGATTCTATCAGTAAAGATTATTTAAATGAAACTAAATACAAATATGATTTAGCTGAAAAAGTTTTAGAGTGGTCTAATGGAATGATAAAAGATCCAATGTCTAATATGCACAAACTGCCTCATCATTTAGTAAAAGATTATGCAGAACAAGATGTTAATTTAACATTAAAACTGTGGAGCCTATTTGAAAAAAAATTAGATGAAGTATTATATACAAAAACTAATCCAGATGGAAGTAAAGAATATAAAACATGTAGAAAGATATTTGAATTAGAAACTAAATTATTTCCTTGTTTGGTTGACATGAAGTTTAAAGGCGTTAGGATAGATGTCGAAAAAGCTAAGACACTTGGAAAACTTCTAGAAAAACGTAGGGATAATTTATTAAAAATTATTAAGAAACATACTAATGTTGATGTAGAAATATGGGCTGCTTCTTCTATTAAAGCTTTGTTAGAGCATGAGAAAATTACCGATTACGAAAAAACAAAAGATAGGAAGAAAAAATTAAAAGATAAAGATGGTAAAATTCTTCTTGATGAAAAAGGGGAAGCTAAAATAGAATTAGTTCCATCTACTACTCCTAAACTTCCAAAAGATTATTTAAAGACTCATGAAAATCGTTTCTTAAGAATGATTGTAAAAGCTAGAGAATGTGACAAAGCTAAAAATACTTTTGTTGAAGGCTTATTAGATTTTGTCCATGAAGGAAGAATACATGCAGATATTAATCAAATTAGATCAGATCAAGGGGGAACGGTTACTGGAAGGTTCTCAATGTCTAATCCTAACTTACAACAAATTCCATCTAAAGGAATCATCGGTAAAAAGATGAGAGAACTTTTTATACCTGATGAGGGCTGTGTGTGGGGATCATTCGATTACAGTCAACAAGAACCACGGATTGTGGTCCACTATGCTTTAACTTTATATCCTTATAAGAATCCTGATATTGAGATGCCTAATAATTTAAGAGAGAGTTTAGAACAGATTGAAGAGTCTTATAAAATATCCGATGTAGACTTTCACCAAGTTGTTGCAGACATGGCTCACATATCACGGACCATGGCCAAGACAATTAACCTAGGACTTTTCTATGGTATGGGTAAAATAAAATTAGCCAGCGAATTAAATTTAACTAAAGCTCAAGCTAGTGTTTTGTTTAATACTTATCATGAGAAAGCTCCGTTTGTTAAGAAGTTATCTCAGGATTTGATTGAGTTTGCAGAAGATAATAAACTATTATTTACATTGGGAGATAGATTTTGTAGATTTAATAAGTGGGAAACTAAAGACAGATCATGGAATAATACAATTAATAGATATGAGCCAGTTCCAATATTATCAGAAGATGACGCAAAGAGAGCTTTTAAAGCTGAATTATTAGATAAGTATAAAGATCACATAGCTGATAATTATATGGGCGACTTTACTAAACATTATAAACCTGCATTTACTTACAAAGCTTTGAATAGGTTAATTCAAGGTAGTGCGGCAGATATGACTAAGAAAGCTATGGTAGACTTATACGAGCAGGGAATTTTACCACAGATACAAATACACGACGAGTTGTGTTTGTCTATTGATAGCGAAGAAACTGCTAAAATAGTAAAAGAAACTATGGAGAATGCTATTCTTCTTAAAGTGCCTAACAAAGTAAATTACAAATATGGTAAAAATTGGGGGTCAATAAAATGAGCCTATTAAAACAAATTGATAAAGCTGCAATAATGTGGAATAAGACTAAAAATCCTATTTACAAAGATTTATGGTATAATCTTTTAAAAAAAATAAAATATGTCTTACCTAAATGCTAATATCCCTGTACAATACGCACAAATAAAAAAGGAGTATTTATATGATCTTAAAAAACATCATGGAGAAGTTGAAGACTGTATTATCTTCGGTATTACATCACTTACAGGACGTGCTATATTATGGCATGCCATCATGGAAAACGGTGCGATCTTTTATCGCCTACCCTTATCGGCTTTTATTCAACGTGGTTTTCAACCACAAACTGTTCCCATTAAAAGACTTGATGAACTGGAATTGTGGAATAGTTTTTCTTATTACCCTGCTATTACTAATTGGGATATTTTAAGCGCTTCATCCGGAAAATATATAGGTAAAGACAAGAAGTGGCACCACGGAAAATATTTATTTACCATTGACTGGGCTCACCCAGATGCTAATGTACTTAACTCTGATCATTCAGAAATTCCGCATGAACATAAATGCGCTCACATAATTGCGTTAGACGACGGCAACTATGCGGCTCAGCCAAACAACAGATGTATATGGGATCTGCCTTCATTTACAGTTAAGGATAATATTCCTGACTGGAAAGTACAAACTTCAACATGGGATGTTGAAGATTCTGGAAAATGGAGAACAGAAAATACTGATAACTATTTTTATAAAATAGAGGAAAAAACAAATGGAAAAAAAGATTAAAAATGAATGTAAAAAATGCGGTCATGAGTGCCATTGCCTGGATGTTCTCCACACAGATGTGTACGGTATATGTACTTGTGATACTTGTGAGTGTGATGACCCTAAAAATTCTGGGGAGGAATGTTTGTCATGTCAATAAAGGAGAGCGCCAGGATGGATTACAGATTTACAGCATTATTAATTGTGTTGATGGTGGCCCTGGCTTTATTAGGTGGACCGGCAGAGTATAATACACCATGAAGTTTATATTAATAATATTTTTATGTTCCTTTATAAATGATCAATGCTTAGATCCAGTAGAAATAAAGCATGAATTTAATTCATGGAAAGAATGTACTATTGCTGCATTTGAAGTATCTAGAGAATTAATAATTGCACAAGAAGATAGCTTTATTAATGATAATAGAATAGCAACTAAGTTTATATGTAAAGAAGTAAAGAGAGTTTAAAATGAAAATGGATATTAAGAAAATTATAGGATTTTTAACTACTGCTTTATTTGGAATTTTAGTATGGGCATTAATAACTTTAATTGAAATTAAGGGTGATCAACAGCACATAAAAGGTGAGTTAAATGGCATTGACAAAGCTATTAGTAGAATATATGGTTTTATAAATTCTACTAAATAAAAAATAATGAAAAAGAAACATTTTAAAATCCAAGCAGAAGTTGTACGAGGAGAATGTCCTACTTGTAGTGAAGTCACAACATTAGTTGGAGTCTCAACTCAATTTTATAGATGCATGGAATGTGGTGCAGATTTAGAACAACATGTTAATGGTAAAATAAGTTATCTGCCTATCATGTCTTCAAGAGTAGATGGTGCCAAGCCTTATGTTAAAGAGTGGAAATAATGCCTTTTAAATCTGAAAAACAAAGAAAATATTTATTTAAAAACAAACCTAACGTTGCAAAAAAATTTGCAAAAGATTCTAAAAAGAAAACTCATAAGATGCCAGATGGTACTATTATGAAAGGTGCCAAACACCGATGAAAAAATCAAAGAACGCGGACCACGCACCACGAGATCAACACAAAAAACGGCCTAGAACACACAAAAAATCATTAAATAAGGCAGAAAAAAGGCAAAAAAATATAAAATATAAAGGTCAAGGTAGGGGTTGACAAACATCATTTAGTATCCTATATATAAAGGATATGAAAGAAACTAAAATAGAAACACCAGAAGAAAAGTTAAAGAAAGAAAATAAAGAAATACACGATAAGTTAAAAAAAGAAATAAAAACACTAAAGAAAGAAGCTAGACCTTATATTGCATACGGGAGATTAATTTTAACTGCAGCTAAATCGGAATACGAACCTAAAGAAGTCGTAGAAGGTTTAAAATTTGCAGCTGAACAAATTAATAAAAAGAATTGGCCTCTTGTTGAAAGGGTAGGAGGAATTTCTGGAGATTTAATGGCTAGGGGGTCCTGTCCAAAATGTGAAATAAATTTAGTGGGAGAAGATCTTAAACCAATGGAGTTCACAATGCCTTGTGTAATTAAAGATTGCCCCTTCTATGAGAAGGAACAATTAACAGAATAGATAATATGAAAAAAGTAACAATAACAAGCAAAAACATAAATCAAAAGCAGTGGAGCAATCTACTATTGGAGCTTAATTTAATTAAAACTGCATGGAAAAACTATGCAAAATTAGAAATGCAAGCCCTAGGCTTAAAAAAAATACTAGCAGCTGGTCAGAAAACCAATGAAGTTAATAAAGAAGAATAATTAATACTTGACTATGTAGGAGTTTTTCTATATAGATAATATAACAAAGGAAAGAAAATGACTGACATAACTAAATACAGAAACGTATCTTTAACACATAGTACGTATAAAAAATTGATAGCAATATCTAAGGTACTTTTACCTGAAGCACCATTATCAATTAGTAAAACCATAGAATCAATTACAAATGAAAAAGTAAAAAAATTAAATGGAAAACTTAAAAAATCGTAGACATTCGGCAATCTGTAATGATTGCAATGGCAATGGATATATTAGTAATAAGTCTAGAGAACTTATAATACAATGTAAGACTTGTGATTCGGAAGGAGAAATTTATATATATGAGCCTGAAGATCTTGAGTTTGACTTTGATGATACTACTATCCGGTTGCATTAAGGATTTACAACCAAATCCTTATACAACGATATTAAAACAACTTATGAAAGTAGAAAAATGAACGACAACTTTAAATTAGATATAGGCTATATTGCAGGAGTGTTTGATGCAGATGGATCAATATCTTTTAAACAATATCCTAAGAAAAGAAAAGGTTCTAAAAAAGATTATAAAACTTGGGATATTAGATTAGAATTATCTATGACTTGTAAAGAAGTAGTAGAATTAGTCCATAAAACTTTAATGGTAGGTACAGTTCGAGAAAAACCTCCCGGAAAAGGTCAATTAGGTAAAAAAATGCAATACCGTTGGCGTTGTAGTTTTAGAGACGCTTTACATGTATGTAAATTATTTTGGCCTTATGCAATTGTTAAATTACATAAAATAGAACAAATTATTGATCATTATCAACCAGATATACAAGATCTCAATGATAATGTAGTTGAACTTGATAGATTTAGAGATAACATATGGTTTAAGAAATGAAAGAAAAAATAGATACACTTAAATATGGAAATTTAGACTTACCGGTAACAGATTGTAAAGTTTATTTTACAAATAGATTTGGTAAAAAATATGAGGTTAAATTAACTAGATTGATACAAGTATTTAATAATAATGTCTGGAACAACAGTAAGAGTGTTAAATGAATTATAAACCTTTACCTAAAGGATTATTTATTAAAGATTCGAATATCGAAGGCCAGGGATTATTTACAAATAGAGATTTAACCGTAAGCTGTAATTTAGGGACCACTCATTATGAAATCGATAAGATGTTCATTAGAACGCCTCTAGGGGGCTTTATTAACCATAGTAATACACCTAATTGCTCTAGGAAGGAAATTCAAGTTGGACCGAGTTTTGTTAAGTGGGACGTTATCGTTGTTGAAAACATAGCAGCAGGCGATGAACTAACGTTAAAATATACTATGTACAATCCAAAGGGAAACAAATGCTAAACCAATACTATATTAATTATTTTTCAAAGTCTGATGGTAAGAAAATAAAACGACCTTACGATCCACATTCTGAAAAACAACATGAGTTTATCGCAGGAAGCGGTAATCTTTGTAAACGATACTGGGATACTAGTAAAAAAGGTCTAAGGACTGCTAATGCACCTTGGAGTATAACAATTAAAAATAGAAAGAAGAAATAAAATGAATGAATATGATGAAGTAAAAAACATATTA